GTACGTGGCGTCGTCCACCAAAACAGGCCGCACGGCAGTGCCGTTTAAGCGCACCAAGGAGCCGGTAGGGCCAAGGGTTTCTTCAATGGAGCCAACCGGCCAATTGACAATCTGGTCGATGGTACAGAAGACAGACAGACGCTCGGTGTTCCAAGAGTCAATCATCTGGTTGAGCGCCATTAAAGCGTCTTCGGACACTGACGCAGAAGGGGTTTCACCTTCGGCCAGCACACCCAGCAGCCGCAGTGCCCGGTTGATCTGATCGGCAGCGGTGTAGGTCGCCATATTTACGCTCCTTGTTCGACCGCCTCAACAGCCGGGCGGCCACGTCTACGTTTTACTTCCTGTGGAGCCGCCTCTTCAACAACAATCGGCGTGTCAAGAGTATAGCGTGTCCAGCCATTTCTTTCATCGTTCTCGGCTTCAAGTTCCATCGATGCAATCTTTGCGCCGTGGACAGGGTGAGACATGTAAATGATGGGCATAAAAAGAAGGGGGTGATTAGCCCCCTGGTTGGTTAAACAGCGCCGTGGATGATTGCAAAGTTGAGAACGACAGCTTCGGCCAATGCGCCGCCAGTGCTATTCCACAACCCGATTACAGCAGATCCAGTGGTCATACTGGACACATAAGGCCAGTAAGCGCCAGCAGTACCGCCGCCAGACACGTTAACAATGAGAACATCGTTTGCGCTGATGGTACCGTTAGTCAACGTAAACGTGACTGCTGCACCGCCGGCCAAAGACGCCGCGTTCATGGTGATTTTGCCTGCTGATTTGTTCAAAGTTACGCCAGTACTTTTGCTGGTCAACTGAGTAACTGTGCCTTGAGCAGCGGGAGCGTAACCGATTTCTTCGGTTGCGTACATCGTACTGAATTCTGGATCCAGATACGCAACGCCAGTGGCTTTTGTGTTTGAAGGCATGATTGTTCCTTAAAAACAGGGGCCGAAGCCCCCATCCGGTTTACTTCAAAAACGCCGAATAGGCTGCGTCACCAGTACGCACGAAACGGTACGTGTGCGCACCAAAACGTGGGACAGTCACAGAGCCAAAGATCGTGATACCAGTGCCTGTGGTAACAGGAACGGTAGACGATGAGCCGGTGTTGTTGTTGTTGCAAATGGTCAATTCAAAAGCTGAACCAACTTTTGCGCTAGGAACAGCGGCATCGAGCAACGTTGCTGTGGGCAACGTTACGGTCAATGTGGCATCGCTGCCTTTGTTGCACACAACCAAACCAACCGCCACTTGAGCGGCGGTCAAAGTGGTGTCGCCGGTCAAAGTTGCGGGGATGGTTTGTACGGTGAGTTGAGCTTCAGTCAGATTGCCGTCACCAACTTGGTAACCGCCTGCGCCATTAGGTAATGCCATGATAATTTCCTTTAAAAAAGTTACGAAGAAAGGGGCCGAAGCCCCGTTTCAGATCAACCCCAAATGCGGCAGGCCATCTGAGGACGAATGGTGGAGAAGCCATACAACACGTCAATACGGCAAGGCATACGGTCGTTGTTGATGTCGTACTGGCGAACCACACGCAAGCTAATGCCATTGTGGACGGCACGCGCAGCCATGTCTACGCCCTGGGGCAGCAACAAGTCAGCGGTGGCGAAAGTGATGGCGTCCTTGTGGTAGACCAAGTTCTGGGGGTACTGAGTTGAAGCAGCGCCCACAAACACCACAGCTTTGTTGTTACCGGGCAAGGTCAGCATGGTAGCCAGAGCGTGGCTGGCCGAGTACATCGGCGCAACGGTCACAGTGGCGGTTGTGGTGCTGGTCGAGGAGGCCAAAGCCACAAACTGAAACAGCGAGCCGGTGGACTCACGGGTCTGTGGGTTTACGGCGTAGCAGTCAGCAATGGTAAACACGTCACCAACGGCGATGGTTTCACCAGAGCCAACAGTCAGCGTCAACGTGGCAGAACCTTCAGCGGTCACAGCGGCAGCGGTGACGGTGCCGGTAGCGGCGCGAGTGCCAGTGGAGTGCTGCTTGATCGACTGAGACATGTTGATCTCGTCAAAGCCCAACACGCCCATACCCATCATGCCGTTCTTGAATTGGCGGCTGATGGTATCGGTGGGATTGAACAGACCCTTCATGCCTTCGACCAAACCAGCGTTAGCGGCGGGGTTGACGGTGGCATAACGGGGGCTCATCACAGCGGCGTTCTCGTTCAGCTTCTGCTGGGCTTGCAACAGCACCAAAGAGGTCGAAGGAGTGGTGCCAGGCGTGCCCACGGTGTTACCGATGCTCTTGTAAGCATTGGCGACGTCAGCGTCGATGGAACTGGCCAACTGGCTGATACGAGGCTTCAACACACGCTCTGCGAAGTCATCCAATTGCATGGTCAATTCAGCAGATGTGAAGTTGACACCAATGTGCTTTTGGCTGGCCACGGTCAAGGTGGTGAACTGTTCGTTGTCGTCTTGAACTTGCAAGGCGGCACCGTCGGTCACCAAAGCGCGATCAGGCAGGCGAATACGCAGGGTCGAACCAATCTTGGCACCTTCAACAGCAAAGCTGTCGTCGTATTGGCGGTTCACGTTACGGGTCAACACAAGGTTGTTTTCGAGAATCTCAAGCGCTTTGCGCGTGATCATGTCGATGGTTAAGATACTGTTAGCCATGGAAAAAGTCCTTTAAAAATTTAGCGGTTTGCCTGCATCTTTTTCAGCTGTCGGGCTCGTTCGGCATCAATCCACTCTGAGGCACTCATGGTCTTGGTAGACCGTGGGTCAGTCGTGTCATAAGCCGGCGCTCCAGAGGAGCGAGCCGTCACGGGAGAAATCGGTGCTGGCGCGGATGTCGTTTTCTTCACTGGTGGATCGCTGGCCAGTTTGGCCTCAATCCTTCCAATTTCCTTGGCCTGCAAGATAGGTGCAAGACGGGAGATTCGATCTGCTTCCTTGGGGTTTGCACCGAGGTAGTAAGCTACTTCAGGGCCAACGTCCGAGGCTTGAATCGACTGAGCCATCACGGTCGTAATTGGAAGTTTCGGGTTGTACGCGACTTGTTCAAAGTCATCGTATTTGTTCCGAGCTTCTTCTTCCTTTTCGTGATAAGTCTCAAGAATTTCAGATTGCTGCCGGGCATGTTCACGCTGGGCAAGCAGCTCTTCGGCCTTTTTGTAAGCCAATGCGTCTGCATAGGCTTCGGGGCTTTCAAACTGATCAACCGGCGGGATGTCTGCTGGCGCTCTCAATGCCTGCGTTTCCGCTTGCCTTTGAGTCTGCTCTCTTTCCCACTTACGCTGTTCTCTCGCAAGCCGCTTACCGATGGCTGCGTCCAGTTCTTCTTGGGTAAAAACCCTTGAAGGTTCTTTCTGCTCATCAGCGACTACCGGCGCATTTTCTACAGTCTCAGGAGTGGCCGTCACTTCCGTTGCTGGCGCGGAGTCAACTTCCGCTAGGTTTTGGACTTCTTCAGTCATGTCAATGAATCCTAAGATTCCCCGGTGAACCTCGCCGGTAAGGGTTTGTCAGCATTATGCTGGAATTTGAGTTTCTTGCATAGCTTGGTAAGCGGCAATCACTTCAGCCGTATGCACCGCAGCGCAAATGGCTTGAACCTTGGCGTCTTCGGCGCTGTAATTGTCCCCTGGGGCGACAACGTGGCGGTGAAATGCGCCGCTTATTTGTTGACCATCTTCCATGATGGCGGTCTTGGTGCGTACTTGTACGCTACCATTTTCAACCACTTCAATGCGGTCAACGATTTCAATTTTCTCTAGTGCCATTTTGATACTCCAATCAAAAATTAAGATTTAACTGCTCTTGGGTCATCATGCACATAACGACCACCATCCCAACCGACAATGACTTCTTCGTCACTTTCCACCGCCCCTTCAGGCAATGGATTATTGATGGTTTCAACACCATCAACAATTTTGATTTGGTAATCCCACTCGCCTATGTTGATGCAAGTGCCTTGAGCATTACGATAGATTTTCATTTTGCGACCCATCCTGTGTTACCAGTTCCAGATTCTTTAACGTAAAGGGTTGTGCCAGCACTGCCGTTAGTTCGGGTGTAAAGTGACCCAACAATTGCAGATAAAGCCCCTTCGGGTGAACCTGTGTCAGAAGTAAAAGTGGCAGAAGAAGCGCCAACTAAAAACGATGTCGCCGCAACACTTGACCATTTCAGTGAAGCATTACCAACTGTGCCTGTGTTGGTTGTTAAGGGAAATAAATCGTTTGCACCGTTAACTGCACTTTTTATAAAATATGCATTTCCACTGTTGTTTGTAACGCTGACATTTGCAAAGGTAGGCGTGTCGTAAGTTACCAAATCTACACAATTTTCTATAAGCGTGTTA